GATCTATGAAGTCCTAAAGCGTCAAGGAGAGCAGCGCAAAAATGCCAGTCGTTCTATCCGGCGTAGATGAGTTAAAGCGTGCTCTTAAAAAATACGCGCCTGATCTGCGTAAGGAAATGGACGCAACCATCAAGGCAGAACTTAAAAGCGTAATTGAGGAAGCGCGTTCGAGAGTACCTGGATCTGTGCCTGGTGGGTTATACGGATGGCAAGATAAGGGCAGCGAAGGTTTTAGTCGTATTCCTGGTCAGAACAGACCATTCCCAAAATACAACCCTATGCTTATCCGCAAGGGTTTAGTTTATAGAACTGGCACAAGCAAACGGCAACCTACTGGTTTTGCTGCATTGTTTTCATTGTGGAACTCTTCGGCAGCCGGATCTATTATTGAAGTCGCCGGTCGTCGCAATTCTTATGGACGCAAGCAAGTAGGTAATAAAGGCGCTGGAAATAAAAACGAAGTTGGTAGATCAAACAACCCATACGCCGGTGCAAGATTTATAGGTGCTATGAATGACGTGGGTGCGCTCAAATCTTATGAAGCCAGCACAGCGTCAAGAGAACGCTCACGCGGTCGCTTGCTATATGCCACGTATGCAGATCGCCAGGGTAAAACTCTAGATGCAGTGATGAAGGCGATAGAATTGGCTAAGCGTAGATTTGATGAGCGCGCTAAGTCTGTGTCAGGAAAGGTGGCTGCATAATGGCTGTTCCTAATATCCGCATTGACATAGCGTCCGTATTTAAGGAAAAAGGTTTTAAGGATGCCAGCAAGGCAAGTAGCGGCTTAGAAACACAGTTTAAGCGCTTAGGTCGAACATTCCTCACCGTATTTTCTGCTGCTGCAATTGTTAAGTTTGGTAAAGATTCTGTACGGGCTTTTGCTGAGGAAGAGAAGGCAGCAAAGCGTCTAGAACAAACACTAAAAGGCGTTAATTTAGGTTTCACAGCGCCAGCAGTCGAAGCGTATTTGAAACAATTAGAAGATTCTACTTTTGTAGCCGATGATCAGTTACGCCCCGCCTTAGAGAAGTTAGTCAGAACTACTGGCTCAGTTACCGCGTCACAGGATCTATTAGCAACCGCAATCGACATGAGCGCGGGAAGTGGCTTTGATTTAGTCACGGTCGCTAGTGATTTAGGTCGCGCATATTTAGGTAATGCTCGCGGTCTATCTAAATATAACACCAGCCTTACTCGAGCAGATCTACAAACGAAATCTTTTGCTGAAATACAGCAAGTATTAAACGATCAGTTTAGCGGTCAACGTGCGGCATTTTTAACGACTTATGCTGGTCGTTTAGAAATGATTAACACTGCCTATGGCAATATGCAAGAGACTATCGGTGAAGGTTTAGTCGATGCGTTTGGCATGCTCGCCGGTGATTCTGGTATCTCAGGCGCTACTAGCGCGATGGAAGAGTTTGGCACAATATCGGCGGACGTCATTCGCGGTATCGGTACATTACTAGGTAATTTAACAAGCCAATTCGGTGGTTCTGGTGGTTTACAAAACATAATCGACTTAGGCGCTAAGTTAAACAACCCTCTTGGAACCGCACTTAAATCATTACAAAAGTTAGGTGCTGCAAATCGTCCGTTGCAATTCCCGACGCTTGGAATTGGTCAGCCTGGCTATGCAGCACAGCAAAAGGCTATAGAAGAGGCTGCTGCTAAACGTGCTGCTAAAGCGGAAGCGCTACGTCAAAAGGAAATTAAACAACGCGAGAAAATCGCTAAATTAAAGCGCCTTTCAAGTCAACTAGATAAGGCGGCTACTAAGTTTGATGAAAAGCGTATACAGATTGCGGCTGCACTTGCTGGAAAGATTAGCGAGGAAGAGCGCAAGCGCTTACAGGAACTTTTGCTAATTGAAGAGACTAAGGCTGCGATTCAAGAGGGCGATCTAGAGACAGCAGAGAAGTTATTTGAGAAGTTAACCAAACTGCAAGATCAGACCGAAGCCCTAGCCGAAAGTCTGATTGATCTAGAAGCCGGTGATCCATTTGAGAAATGGGATGGATACTTCAAAAACGCAGAAGATTTACTCAATCGTTTAGTCAGTAACTTAAAAGGTGTTCAATCACAGGTTAACGCCTTGCTTTCCGATGCTCAGGCTCGCAGCGCTCAGGCTGCTGCTAACGTTATATCGGCTAAGGAACAGCGTTCGGTTGCTTATCAAGCGGCAGCGCAACAGACGGCAGTGATGGCTTCTATTGCAACAGAACAGGCTATATCTGCACAAATTGAAGCAACGCAACAATTAGCAGCAGCACAAACGCCGGAAGAGCGTGCAGCCGCACAAGCGTTTTTAGAAGGCGCTAATGCAGCCTTAGACGCAGCAGCAGTGCTAACAGAATCAGTAATTGCAGCAGAAGAGGCGGCAGCGCTTGCAGAAGCAGATTTAGCACGAGAAATTGAAGATCAATCTATCGCTGCACTTATGGAAGCAGGATTACAACCTATTATTAACGTTGAGGTCAACGTTCAAGGAAACGTCACAGCAGAACAAGATTTAATCGAGAACATTACAAACGGCTTGTATACCGCGCAACGTGCCGGTAAGGGTCTGCTGTTCTCGTCGGTGGCAATCTAATGGCTGTACCTCAAATCAGGGTATTCGTTGATTTCGCAAGCGATACAGCGTTTGAGATTAACCCGCTTATTCTAGATAGCCTAACCGAAGGCATATTGGGCACGAACACCCTGGGATCTGGGGTATTACCAGTCGAGGTTACAGATCTAGTTACAGCCGTATCTATTCGACGTGGGCGCAACCGAATAACTTCTAAGTTTGAGTATGGCACGGCTAATGTCACCTTGTATGATCAAAACGGAGACTGGAATCCCGTAAACCCTGCTGGCGCTTATTACCCAGATCTTGTGCCATTGCGTCAGATTATTATTTATGCTACTTACGGCGGCAACGATTACTTTTTATTCAGTGGTTATATAACCAATTACGATACAAATTTTTGGCGTGGTACAGAAGATGTGAGCCGTGTCACACTACGCTGTGTGGATGGGTTCAAGTTGCTAGCCGGTGCATCCATTAGCACGGTCTCTGGTGCTCCTGCTGGTCAACTCACAGGCGCCCGCGTAAATGCCATTTTAGACGCCATAGATTACCCTGTAAGCCTTCGAAACATAGATATTGGTGATTCCACACTACAGGCAGACCCAGGCACCGTTAGAACCACGCTGGATGCCTTGCAAGTGGTCGAGAATAGTGAGTTTGGCGGTATCTTTCTAGACGGTCAAGGCATTCTAAATTTCAAGAGCCGCAACAACCTTATTAGCGCACCTGCGACTTCTGCCTATACATTCGCAGACGATGGCACTGGTATCACGTATCAAAACGCCACGGTTGAATTTGACGACACTACCCTAATTAACAGCGTGACTGTTGAGCGTGTGGGTGGCACACCGCAGACTGCTTTTGACCAGACTTCCATAGATACTTACTTTATTCATTCAGGCTTGCGTGATGGCATCTTGGTACAAACCGACACCGAAGCCCTAAACCAAGCGCAAGGTATATTGGCTACGCGCAAGGATCCAGAACCGCGCATAGACTCCATAGAGTTAGATCTTTACGACGATACCGTGCCACAGCGTCAATTGGCTGGCGTCGACATTGAGTTGCTAGATGGAGTCACGGTTACTAAAACCATGCCTGGCAATACCAGCATTACACAGGAATCCGTTGTAATCGCAATTCATCATGATATAACCAAAAACTCATTTAAGACCACCCTATTTACCTCAGAGCCGTTATTGGCAGGTTTCGTGTTAGATTCCGCTATAGACGGTATACTTGGGGAAGATGTGCTAAGTTACTAAGGAGACACATGGCAGGCGCAGGATATAAGTTATTTAATACAGGCGATGTTTTAACTGCCGCGCAGGTAAACACTTATCTGCAGGAGCAAGTGGTAATGGTTTTTGCTAGTGCCACCGCGCGCACTACCGCATTATCAGGCGTTCTCGCTGAAGGCATGGTGTCATACTTAAAAGATACCAACGCAACCGAGGTTTATGATGGTTCTGCGTGGGTTGCAATTGGCAGTTCAGGCGACATTACTGGGGTTACTGCAGGTACAGGTATAAGTGGCGGCGGCACAAGCGGAACAGTCACAATCACTAACGACATGGCAACTACAATTACCGCAGCCGGTGATATTGTTGTTGGAACTGGTTCGGGAACTTATGACAATTTGCCAATTGGCACTACTGGTCAAGTTTTAACTGCCGATACTTCGGTTTCTCCATATAAAGTGAAATGGGCGGCTGCGGCAGGTGGCGGCAAAGTTTTACAGGTTGTAAGCGCAACGACAACAACTTCGAAACTTGTAGCGAGCACAACTTACACCGACACCAATTTAACTGCCAGCATTACACCATCTTCGGCAACAAGTAAAGTTTTGGTTTTAGTTAGTCAATCGGTTGAATTAGCCAGAAACGCAGAAACAATGGCTCTAAAATTAAGACTTTTAAGAGATTCTACAACAGTTTATGATTACGGCGTTTATGGACAATTGATTTACACAACCGGCAGCGGCACAACCGCGTTAATTTTCGGTAGTCCAATTCCAATAACTTATTTGGATTCGCCAGCAACCACTTCGTCAATTACATATAAAACACAAGGCGGAGCAGAAACAACAAACAACAGCGGGCAAGCAACTTACCAACCCGCAAGCACAGTTTCTTCAATTGTGTTATTAGAAATAGGTGCATAATGAACTCTAACGATTTAACAAACGCAATTCGTCATTTGAAGCCTAACGCTGAATTTTCTTTTGATGATGCAGATTATTCTACGATTAAATGGGATGTTTTAGAAGGTAAAGCGCCTACAATCGCAGAAATTGAGGCAGCGCACAAAATCGTCAAAGCAGCCGAACAAACAAAAGCATCCGAAGCAGTGGCAAAGCGCCAAGCCCTATTAGACAAATTGGGAATTACCGAAGAAGAAGCAAAACTACTTCTAGGCTAATGGCAAAACTATGCAAGGCAGGGGCAGCCCTGCGAGAAGCCATAGACGATGCGTTCCCCGATAGAAGTAGACGTCGTGATGGGTGGATCGGTGATGCGCGTCATGCGGCTCGTAAGTCCGATCACAATCCTACTGCTGAGGGCGTCGTACGTGCCCTCGACATTGACGCTGATCTTGGATCAAAAAGCGCCGAAGCGTTCGATTTTGCGGATCAGTTACGATTACTTGCCAGACATGATAAACGAATATCCTACATAATTTTCAATCATAAAATTGCTAGTTGGAAGGGCAATTATAAATGGCGCGCCTACAAGGGTTTAAACCCGCACGTCGCGCATATCCATATAAGTTTTACTGCTAAGGGCGATAATGATGGCAGTATGTTCCGAATACCGCTATTAACAGGAGAGCCGATAAATGGAAGAGTTAAAAAGAATCGCCGGAAGTTGGGCAAGATCTTTTCTAGCAGCAGCACTGGCGACGTATTTAGCAGTGGGCTGGAAACCGGAAACAATTCTGACCAGCGCGGTTGCTGCCGTTGCACCTGTAATAATTCGATACCTAAACGGTAAAGACCACCATTTCGGACGGCGGGTATGACTCCTGCTGAATGGGCGGCGTTTGTCGCTGCCATACTTTCGTGTGTCGCCTTGATTGTCGGTGGGCTTCGTTACATTATTAGACACGAAGTGCCGGCATTATTAGAGGGGTCGAATATCGTGTCGCGTATCGAAAAACTAGAGACAATGGTTCTAGAATTGCTGACTAATGAGCGCAAGAAAACCAACAAAGTCAGAGCGCGCCGCTAAGCGCAAGGCTAAGGAGCGTGCAGCCGCACGCAACAAAGCCGAACCATTACGCCCAATAGACATGTGGGCTGCCTCTATTGTTGAGTGCTATGACGCTCTAGTTAGAGCCGGATATGGTGAGGATAAAGCGCGCTGGTATGTCGAAGAGAAGATGCGCCTACCTGAATGGATAACGCCAGAGCCGGCAGACATTCCCTACTATGACGACGACGACGAGGATGAATGAAGCGCATAGTGGTCGTGTCGGATCTTCAAGTCCCATTTCATGATCCAAAATCAATCAAGTCACTCGCAGCCTTCATTCGCAAATGGCGTCCTGACGACGTTTTATGCGTTGGTGATGAGATCGACTTCCAGACCATATCACGTTGGTCTACTGGGCGCGACGAATGGTCAGGCACAATCGGACGCGACCGCGACACTGCTCAAAGCGTTCTGTTCGAGTTGGGCGTTACCCATATCGTCAGATCAAACCACACCGATAGACTCTACAAATCTTTAGCCTCTAGGCTGCCTGGTCTCATTGGACTGCCAGAGTTAGAGTATGAAAACTTCATGGGCTTTAAGAATCTCGGCATTAAATTCCACCGTAAACCCTATGAGATCACAAACGACTGGATCATGGTGCATGGCGATGAACAAGCCATAAACCACAATGCCGGTTTAACGGCTTTAGGAGCCGCTAGGAGACACGGAAAGAGTGTCGTGTGTGGTCACACCCACAGGCTGGGGGTTTCGGGCTTCTCAGAGGCTTCTGGGGGCGTTTTAGGGCGTGTTCTACAGGGTCTCGAAGTAGGGCATTTGATGGATGAGAAGCAAGCCTATTACACACGTGGGACATTTAACTGGCAAAAGG